CCACCTGTTCCTTCTTGGCAAGTATCATCAGCCGCCACTACTGTCATCGTGGAACTATCAATAGAAATTAGACTAGTCCAACCTGTTCCTGTATCAGGAGTATGAGAAGCTAAGGTTGTATTAGAAGCCTCTGTAAAGGTGTCGTTAAATATTACTGCCATACATTAGTGAATACACCTAAGTGAATCTATAGTATTTGAGAGTTTCTCAGCCGTGAAAGTACTGTCTTCTTTTACAATTTCGGCCAATACGGCTGTGTTGTTTAGAGTACCTATATCCTGACCATCGCCTACCCTTGCTAAAGCTCGAATAAACTTTTTTTGTTCAGAGGAAAGAACATTAAATTGTTCTCTGAAACGACCTTTAAATGTTATTGCCATATTTACCTCCTTTATTAGATTATACCCCAACACCTATCACTAGGTCGCTCCTCTCTACATTTATTGGGTAAGGAACGGTAGTCGTGGTACTGGTGCTGCTACTCGTAGTCGTGGTGCTAGTAGTAGTCGAGGATGTGGTGCTTGTCGTTGACGTACTACTAGTGGTACTCGTAGTGGAAGTGGATGTTGAGCTGGATGTAGTAGTAGACGTGGCATAGATTAATTGTACACGCTAGATATGAATTAGTAGCTCCCAGCTCTATTAACGCCCTGTTTTACTATATAAGACTTCCCAAACTTTGGAAACCCACTAGGCAGTGCGTAAGGCCCAAGTACAATATACTCAAAGGCTATTTGGGAAAGCCTGTAGGTGTTGCTGCTGCACTACCATCAAAGGAAATTCCCCACTCCACTACTTTAGCTGTATTAGTTGCCAAGGCATTCAGCTTCACTTGAAGCATTGTCTTAATTGCCGTGCCTGTAGTAACCGCCGCTTGAGCTGCAATTGTTGGTGAGGGGCCATTAGGGATGAAATATAACATAATTTAATTATAACTTATTTAGGGGCTCAGCGGAAGGTACTCCCGTGACTAAGCCCCTAAATCTAAGTACCTTCCTAAAGGGGTTCTATATGAACTTCTTTTACTCTTTTAAATGGTCGTCTAATTCCATTATCATCTTTATAGTGGCCCCAGGGATCCATTTTTCTACCTTGATTAAGTTCTGGTGGCCAGAGTTCATCTAAGTTATTCCAACGCAGTTTTTCATCAAATATATTTAATTCCTTTGGTAAACTAGCTGCCTCATCTTTGCTCTTACCCCACCAGTGCCAGACCCATGATCTCATTGATGATACTAGACGATAATGAAATCTATCATCACACTCATCTCTTTCATCTGGCCAAGCACAAGAGTAGGCTCTGGCGTTGAGTGAATAATCTTCCCCCCCACCAGGGTAAAACTTCTCATCGAAATAACCTACTAAATCAAAGAACTCTCTCTTGAAGACAGGAAACCACATTGCAATAGCGTCGATAACTCCTCTTTTGATAAGAGGAAAAGCCTCTGGTATGTCGCTAACTCTTTCTTTGAGATCTTCATAGTTTCCGCTGCAAAGATAGTTCCAATCTTCTTCTGTATATTCCTCCTTATATTCTATTATATCAATATACTCACCATGATCTCTACCATAGCCCCACAAAGGCACACGGGGACTCTCAGGGCATACTGCAAGTATTTTCTCATCAGTAGCAAATTCATCTAATATTCCTTGAAACCACTTACTTCCCATGAATTCCGTGTCGTCATTAAGTACTCCTATATACGGAATACCCCATCTTACAGCGTGTATAATGCCTTCATTAGCGGCTTTTGCGAAGCCTAGATTGCGTGCTGGACGTAGATATAGGTGAAATCTTTTATCGTAATATCCGTTGACTGTTTGATCTACCCCAATAACATAAAAACTATCCTTCTCAGTATGTTTGTACATTGTGTCCAAACACTTACCTACGTAATCATCACGAATATAGGGCAAAACGATTGCTAGTTGACGCATTATTTTCTCCTTGCTCTCTGATTTCCTAACATATGTATACGCTTATGTTGGTAATCTGTTAGTAATTCTAGATTACTTATATTATTATTTTTCTTATCACCGTTTGAATGATGTATATGCTCTGTAGGTAATAATTCTCTACCTAAATGCTGTCCCATAACCCAGCGATGTTCCAGATAAACCTTCCCGTTGCGAATAATTATATTATATCCGCCATTGTGAGGGGTTTTAGCATTTTTCCAATTAGGTGCTTTTTCCCCAAGTAACCTACTTTTATTTTTGTACCAACATTTACGTGAGCAAAACTGACGCTTGTTAGAAATCCAATCTAGAAATTCTTTTTTACAGAAACTACAGATAGTTTTTATTTTATTCTTTACTGGTTTTGACATTTTAATTGTTCCCCCGACAATTCTCGTATCAATAAAAACTCGGTATTTTCATCCCAAGGAAAAGGATCCCACTCTTCTTCCATCTGCCTCATCCCATTTCTACCTTTGGGATCTGATACATTTATATCTTCTACGTGTCCGTGAACCATCAAGGGATTGCAAGAACAGTATGAAAGTAACCCTTCGGGTCGCTTTTCTCGATTGTAATGCTGATCCGCCACTTTGTATCCTCTTTCCATGAGAACGTTATATACCAACTGGGGGGAAGAGTTGACTGGTTTGGTTTGATCGGGAGTTTCATTATAAGGCTGGGGATAAGTGATTTGCCAGCCTGGAGCCTTAAAAATCTTAGAGAAGCCCATATTTTCTGCTCTCTGGAGAAAAATATTAGCTGTATTAGTATCCCACTTAAGAACCTCGAAATTATCATCGTGTCTAAATCCGTGAACTAAAAGGTCAATCCAATCCCTGTATGGATCAAGTAATTTAATAAAGTCCACCGTCATTCGACCAGGGATGGCGAACATATTTACTTTAAGTTTAGGGTACTTTGACTTCCAGTATAGCAGATAGTTCATACCATTCCTGTCTGCTTTTACCTCTTGGTCGTCAAAGTCCAAGCAAATTGTCGTATTCACGCATCATCCTTTCGATGGAATAGTTATCTTCTATGTATTTTCTAAGTTTTTTAGGTTCTTCTTTCGGTAAATGTAGCATCTCTATCGCCTCTTGATGGGTTTGATATAAATAATCGTGAGGCCATATATCTCTACTGCCATAAAAATCATTTACTACTGGAGTAATACCTTTAGCCATAGCCTCCCCAACAGCGTAACAAAAGGCTTCTTTCATACCTGGGTGGAGAAGTACATCTATATTCTCGTACCATGTATTCATATCATCTTGAGGCGGGTACAACGTAACTACTTTTCTCAATCCCCTACTTTCAATATAATGATTGTACATCACTTCCCAGTAAGGCGTACCGCCTTCATGTTGGCCTCTGATGTGTAATCGCCACTTTGGATTTTCTTTATACAAAGTATTAAATATATCCAACCCGCCCATATGGTTCTTCGGCATCCACATATCCCCAAGCACCATACCTAACTGATAACCGTTAGTTTTCTTTTTCTTCAAGGTAAACTTCTCTAAGTTCACGGCTGGTCTTATTAATTTCAACTTGCCTTTCCAGCTAGGAGCTTTCTCCAAAATATACTTCTCAATGTGCGGTGCGATACATATTCCCTGGTCAATAAAATCTATGTACTGCTGCTCGTAGAAGGGCACATAAGCGTTCCAAACATCCCAATCTATCATCCTACAAACTATCTTTGGCTTCTTGTTATTATCCCAATCTGGGGTTCTACTTACCCCATCTACTCCATTATATAGTTTCCACAGGTAGTTGATATTTCCTTCAAGCCATTCCACGTAATAAATATCCGCCCATTGTGCCAGATACTCACTAGCTCCACGCTCATATTTAACCTCATGGCCTTTTTTCTCCCAATGGTCAATAATATCCTGACAGAATTTCTTACCTGTGTTATCTGCTACTGCTATACGCACGGGCTACTCCTTCCCTGAAAAACTCTCGCCACGCTGGTAATTGTTTTTCCCAAGTCCAATTCCGTTCTATTTCCAGCCTACCCAATTTACCCATATCTTTTCTGTCCTCTGGGTTGTCCCTCATAAAAATTACTGCCTCTTTTATTTTCTCAGCCATTGCATCTAAATCTTCTAAGTAAGAGGCTCTATTACCTTCAATCAATACTCCCCCACCAGCCTCGGTAATTATATGGTCTATACCGCTATCGGTAGCTATAACAGGCACGGAGCAACTTGCTGCTTCTAGTGTCGGGAAAGAATACCCAGGGTCGTGGTCGGCTCTAACCAGCACATCAAGTCGGTTGTATATATTAGGTATCCCAGGCCAGTATTTATCTCCCGCTACAATGTAGTTTAGATTACCTCCCATAGCGTCCAGTTCCTTTTGATCTCTTGGAGCCATATTAGGAAAGAACATTAGCCTGATTCCTTCAACATCTTTAAGAGCTTTGACTACATTAGGAACAGCACGTCTTGGGTTATATAAAGTTCCTACCATCCCCACGTGGAGTAAGTCATCTTCTCTAACCATCTTTATTGGCTTAAACAAATCTGTATCAATACCAAACCTTAGGGAATGGCATTTAAACCTAGCTTTCAACCCTTCTTCTGCTTTTGGAGTGGCTGCACCGTAACAAGCTATTGTTTCCCAAGATCCTTCACCAGGCTGATACCATACTTCACAGACTTTATGTTTATACTTTTCCGCTTCGGTGATTACCCAATGGCTTGCCAGCATTACAAAGATAAGGTCATAGTCATCAGGCGACCTCTGAAAAGGATTAGTTTCCGGAAACCTAGATAAGAAGTTTGTATATGGTGGGTAGGGTACATCCGCTACTTCAATAAAAAACTCATCAGATAAATGCCGAATTAGGTACTCGGCGTGAGCTTCCATATACCACCCTTTCATGGGAGGTACTATCAAGATTTTCGGCGGAGAACTATACATACATCAAAACCTTTTACTTCTTGACCAACACCTTCTGCTAATTCCATCAATTCAAAGTCTTTCTTGTTTTCAATCCACTCCATAACCTTTTTACGTGAATAATCATTAGTGTATTCGTCCTTATAAGTGTAACCTTGATCTACTATATGTTTAATTTCATGTTCATCACCTGCTCCCAACGGCCTCCAAAGCACGACTATTACTAATTTCTTGGCTACTCGACAATGCTCATCCATAGCTTCCTCAAAGGAGTTCATATGATCTACTACGTGGCGAGAATAAACTACATCCCAGCTTTTATCTAGCTGGTCTATTTTGTGGATTGATGGATTAACTTCAAAAAATCCTCCAGGGTATTGCTCATCGCACCAATAAACATTTTTAGGAATAACATCTACGCCCTTATAAAAAAGATGTTTATAAGGTCTGTCTTCCCAATCAAAATGTATATTTAGTAAATACCAATCGTCAGATTTTAAAGCCTCGAAGGTGGTGGCACTACCACAACCATAGTCTAAGAAACTCATACCAGGCTTTACATATTTCTTAATCGCATAAAGCTGACTGGGGTGGTTTGGCCCGTTACCACCACCCCTACAAAGAGTAGGTACGTCTGGGGTATTGAACCATAGTTCTTTTGGATTTACTTTTGACATTCTAGTATTAATTTTGCTTCTGTTGGACGTTCTGGCAATACTCCTTTTTCAATTTTTACTTCTTTAAAGTCGTGCTTTTCAAATAATGTTTTTAATGTTTCTTGCGTGTATATATATTTATGCGTTTGAGGCCCGCCATAACCATACATATCTTCAATCACCTTAGCCTTATTAGTAGGGTATTCTTCCATCAATACATCCATATCAGGAGTACTTATTCTTATTTTTCCACCATTAATCAAAACTCTTTTCCAATCATCTAATACTTTATTAACTTCAAACATATCAAAATGTTCAAGTAATTCATAGGCTTCGATAATCTCAACCACACTTTCTTGAAATGGCAATCCATTTCTAATGTCCCAAAGCATATCAGTACCCCCATAAACATCAATATCAATATTAATGTAACCATCAAGCCAATAATCACCGCAACCCAAATGTAATTTAATACCCCTACCTTCTGGTCTTAAATAATGCTTTATGGTAGAGAATTCCATTCTCTTCCTTTCGCTAAATAATTTTCTATTAGTTCTCCTAATTGAGTCATACGGCAAGCAGATGTATACTCCCAATGCTCGCTATCACAATCTTGGTCAGGTATATCTTTTAACATTTCTATAGCCTCTTTTGGGGTACTAAAAAAACCTATAGTTGGACAAGGTATCAGTAATTCCATTCCTGGGGCGTATTGCTGACACAACCTTCCCCCAGCCCGAAGCACTTTACCTACTCGATTACTCCAATAACCCCAACAATTAGGATTGACACTAAATCCTAATACTACCTTACTTCTAGCTATTAACGCATTATATGCAGCACCATAAACCGCAGGAACAGCATCAAAGCCTTCTTTTTTCCACTCCTCGTGATTCCAAGAAAATATCTTGATGGGTATTTCCTTATTGATTTCCTTAAGGAAGGGAACTCTATCACCTTGCTGTAAGTAACTCCCAGTAAATACCACGTCATATTCTTTTGGTGACCCTTTGAAAGTAGGCAAATCGCCATCACAAACATCCATCTGGAAATAACAAGGCTTTACTTCTTGTTTTACATATTCAGGGAAAAGTCCTCCTTCTCCTGATAAATATAAATCGGCCGCTTGAGCCATTTTAATATGCCAATCTGGAAAGCCTTGATCCCACATGTAATCCCATACCCAGTAGAAAACGGGAGCTTCTGATAGTCCCCGAAGTTTGTCAATAAAGCTCCCGTCATAAAAATGGTGCCATTTACAGATAATATTTATATCCGCTTTCAAATCCTCTGGTACGTCATACTTACCTTTGGGAAAGTTCTCTATTACATACTCACGCCAGGCATCTCTAGGTATCCTACGGACTGTATTTCCTAGCCTTTCCAGTTCTCTGGATAGATGTACTTCGTCTGCCTCTTCGCCCACATATCCTTGGGCATAATTACCTACAAAGTTTATGGTCATCTTTTAATCCCCCAAAAAGAAGTAAAACCATCATCATAAGGATTTAAACCTAAGTAATAGTCACTAAATAATTCCTCTGGATTTGTATAAACAGTTCTAATGTCATCAGGCGTTACGTTACGATAGTAATCTCCCCATTTTTTACTAATCTTTGTTGTATACGATTGTTCTGGAGATGTTCTATTAGTCCCATGTTCTTCCCAATTAGAGGGACAATTAAATAGAATTAAACCACCTGGTCTAGTAAGTTCTAACATTTTCTTTAAGGTCTTCTTCCAATACATATCATGCTCAAGTTCTGAAAAAGAAATAACCGCATCAAACGAATTTGGTTCTCCTTTATACTTATGAGCAATCGAAACTATGTCAACATTTGCTGATTCGTGAACATCAAGTTTTAAATATTCTCTGCAATTAGGGAACACACCATCTTTTGACTCAATCGCTGCTCCTATTTCTAAAATTCTCGCATTATCAAAAATACTACTGAACTTGTCAACCATTTCTCTAAGCCATTTATGTTCCGAACGGGATCCAGCCATCATTTCCTCACCCTCACAATTTTTCCACCAATAACTTCTTTATTATTCCCATAGTGCTCATCAAGCCATCTTTTAACATCTGGATGGTCGTAGTCGTGGAAAAGAATTATACCATTAGGCTTTACCATTTCTTCCCACCTTTCGGTATTTTTTCTTACTGATTCATAGTCGTGGTGTCCATCAATAAACATCAAATTTACAGAAATTCGTGCCATAAAAAAGGCAAATTCATCAGCATCTCCATGCACATAGAATCCCTTTTTACCTATTCCTACCATACCTTCCTGCTCCATCCAAGGTGCTCTGCCGATGCTCTTTTCGTGGGGCACTACATCGTGAATATCTATAAATAATTTATACACATCAGGGTGAGCGTATTCGTGCAATACTCTAGCACTTTTACCTTCATCTACTCCAATTTCTACATATACATCCCCTGGCTTTAGCTTCTCGGCTTCCTCTTTCATTACGTCAAATTCAGAGAATACGCCTTGGATATGTTTAGTTATGTGAGTATCTAATTCTTCAAAGTTCATAACTGTACCTTAGACATAGATGTATTTTTATCTGTTCTCTTAAACAATTCCCATTTCTTAACTGTATGGGTATTCACAAACTCCGCTACCGCTTGGACTACCCCAGGACTAGATTCATCACAATCGTGGAAAAGCATTACTCCGCCTTCTTTCATGTAGGGATACCACGATTCAATATCTGTTTTACACCCTTCGTATGAATGATCCCCATCTATGAAAAGCACTGATATTTTTCCATTTGCCCAAGTTTTAGCAATCTCCTCACTTTTTCCTTGCTTAAATACCGCCCCTTCAATGAAGACTGGGTCTTTAATATCTATACCGACTAGAAAAACTCCTGTTTTTGCAGCTTGACTGGCAACCCATAAACTTCTACCCTTATCCACCCCGATTTCTACATAACTATCACCAGCATTTAATTTCTCTACCTCCGGTATAAGTACCTCTGCATCAAAGGTACTAAACGCTCCCTCTGGTGCTTCTTTGTCTAGTCTTTCAAGTATTTGCATACTTACCCTCCCAATCTGGACTGAAAATTCTTCCTTCCTCTTTTGTCGGTATTCGGAATGTAGCCTCCCAAATACCATCATCCGTCCTGTCAAAGCCCCATTTCTCTTTAAAGTAGGCATAGTTTCTAAATCTGGCTGTGTCGTTGTCTGGGTGGAATGTCCCGCTAGTCTGGCTGAAGTGATAAACAATGGCGTCAATGCTCTGGTAAGGTTGTACTCCTGCCAACTTGATCTTGTACTCTAAGTCACTGTCTCCGTTACTTCCCCAAGGGTCGTAGTTAATATCATAACCACCAATTAAATCCCAAAGCTCTTTGCTTATAATAAAAGGTAGATTAAAACCCGTGCGGAATTTACCAGGTGTAGCAACTGCCCATTTCTTTGCAAACTCTAACCATTTCTCTTTATCAAAATCCCCACCAGCTCCACCAAATGGTTGTACTTGAAATGTTGGTGCTCCTGCTCTTGGCTCCACGAGTTGTGGCGACACACACCCAATTGGTTTTTCTCCAAACCATGAAAAATCTGTTAGCCTCTCCCACCACCCAGGGGCGTATATCATGTCATCATTGGTAATAAATATCCAAGGGGTATTGATTGTTGCTACTGCTGCATTGACGGCTTTACATTGACCTTGTTCTGATAAATTGATAAAAGTTTCTTCTTCTTCTTGGTCAAACCTTTCAGGACACTTCGAGCCATTAATAGCAACGATCCTTTTAATTTCGGGAGCTGTTTCTCTCAAAGAAATCAAACATTGATCCATACTATATTCTTGCTGTTCATCTGCTCCTAGATGTGGAATTATAATCGTAACTTCAGATGGTTTTATCATTAAACTCCTCAATCGAATTTACAATATAATCAAGATCAGCCTTTGTAAGTCCTTGATGACAACCGAATAACAATCCGTATCTATTTATTCGTAACGCCTCTGGATAATTTCTATTGTTTACCTTAATATACGGTTGGTTTATCAGTGGCATTATAGTTCTAGTAGTAATTCCCTTCTGCTCTAAATACAACATCAACTCGTTCCTTTTCAGATGAAAAAAGGGAAACATCATAAAAGCGTGGTTTTCCAAATAACTATCGGGGTGGTGGTTGCCAAGTTGCTTTGATAAGTATCTAGCGTTTTCTTGCCTCTTACTTAACATATCCTGCCAGTTTTCTAGCTCTACCAGCCCCAAGGCAGCTTCCATCTCCGTACCCCTACTTGAATACCCCGGGTAATTAAACTTGAACCTTGCTCCAATTACTTCCGGATTGTATTTATCATCATCATCTATCTTTAAGTATTTGTTATCCCTGCCGTGAAAGATTAAACTACGAATAAGTTCAGCTAACTTTTGGTCGCTAGTACAAGCCATACCACCTACTCCTGTTATCAAAAGGTGAGCTATATAGAAAGAAAAGCAAGTTACATCTCCTAATCCTATCCCATCTACAAACATAGTTTCACAAGAATCCTCAATAACCTTCAATTTATGCTTCCTAGCAATCGCCATAATCTCCATCATTTTTGCTGGTTTACCTAAAAGGTGGACTGGCATAATTGCACGGGTTTTTGGCGTTATGGCAGCCTCGATCAAATCTGGGTTTAGGTTAATATCCTTGCCTATATCGACTATTACTGGGGTTAAGTTGTTATGTATAACCACGTTGTAAGTAGCTACAAAGGTCACTGAGGGAATGATTATCTCATCCCCATCTTTCCACTTACCCATTATCTTCAAAGCGTGTATGGCTGCTTGAAGGGCTGAAGTACCGCTATTTGTGAATACCCCATACTGATTGTTGTGTAATTTAGAGAATTTATCCTCAAACTCAGCCGTCATTGGGCCATAGGAGAGTCTATTGCTCTTCAAGGCTTCGACTACTTTATCTATATGTTTCTGACTCACATGGAGTGTACCAACATCTATTGCTTTTTGCATATAAACATAAAATTATAATGACTAGAATCTGAATTAAGCTGTTCGCCTTCGGCTGTTTCTTCTATAGTTAGTCCTGCCTCTTTAAATGCTTCCTCTAAGGCTTGTTTAGAGTATTCTTGCAAATGGGTATCTTCCCAAGGTTCTTCCCCCTCTTTTTTCCCCATTGTATTTCTATCATTTAAGTTAGTTCCTTCAGCTACAAAGCTACGCCAAAGGATAATAATTACGTACTTTTTAGCTACCCTAACCATTTCTTTTATGGCTGATTTATAGTCATCGAGATGATCTAAAGTGTGCATACAAACCACTGCATCCCAAGAATTGTCTGGTTCTTTTAGTTTTCTGGCATCTTGTATCTCGAAATTTCCATCTGGAAAGGTATCTTTAGCTATGGCTACCATCGCCCAAGAATAATCTGTACCCTTGTATTCAAACCCATAATCTTTATTCAATTCATACAATGGGCCTGTACCGCAACCAACGTCAAGAAAGCTCTCAATTCCTAATTCTTTCATCTTATCCAATAGATAAATTCGGTGCTTTTGCGGCCCCATCTGGTAAGAATTTTTAAACGAATCCCAATAAGTTTTTTCAGTTTGTCCGTTTTGCATCTTCCTCCATTTTGTGATTGTATGATTCTGGGTCATTGTCTAAAAGCTGTAAATTAGTACCAGCCATAATATGAGTAATAATCACTTTGTTAGTATCTGTCCATTTACCTAAACGCTTATACAAATCTTGCTCTGCCAACAACGAAAGGTTTTCATCCCACCTGCCTATTTCCTCAAAATGCTTCTTTGTAATCATCATCAACCCTGCATCCCTACCACCTTTCATACTCTCTGGATCAAACGGATGTCTGTCATAAGTAGCCTTTACATACTCTCTGCTTCTTGGAACTTGATCTGGAAATACTGCATCGTAACCTTGTTCAATGTATTGCCTAAGACTTGGTAACCAACCTTCGTGAACAAAAACATCGTTTTGGATAAATACTAAATACTCACCCTTAGCAGACTGCGCTCCCAGATTCATACAAGCAGTGTAGCCTGGATCATTAGGTAAGTTAAAATATTTATCTACTTTCAATACATTATAATCATCTCTTATCGGGAATTTAGATATTGGATTCATCACAATTAATTCGTAATCTTCTGGGTCGGTAAACTTAGTTATATTGGCAATACAAGCCATACTCATGTGAGCGTTAAATCTGGAATTATTAAAACAGGTCAAAATTATACTGGTCATAAATTCGCCTTTATATCTCTTTCTAAACTGGTAAGCAGGGGCCGCTTATAAATACTTTTGAGAACCTGAATATCGGCTACGGCACTTTTTACTCCAAAGTCAGTATTCTCATAAACTACTTCGATATTCTTCTTGCGACTGGCCTTCTTAAATATCTCGGCCAATTTGTTCATTGAGGTTCCCACACCACTACCTACGTTAATAAATTTACCCTCGAAATCTGGATTCTTAATTGCTTCAAGTATTACTTGGACTATATCCACTATACTGACAAAATCCCGCACTTGCGTACCATCCCCGTGAATTACCAATTTTTTATCTTGTACCCCGTTTAGGAATCTATTTATCACGCTGTCATCCTGCGGGGTCGGATTAAAACCATAGATATTAAAAAACCTAAATACAACAATCGTAAGTCTATATCTGAAAGCCGCACACAAGTATTCACATTCTATCTTGCTTTGCCCATAAGGGTTATTTACTTCCAACTCATCTGTTTCTCTTATCGCTGTCCTCCCAACAATTTTATATACAGAGGCCGAGGAGGGAAATATAACCTTAGCCCTGTTTTGCTCGGCGGCTAGTAATACCCTCAATGTTCCTTTTGTATTTAAGGCCAAAGTAAACTCTGGGTCTTTTATTGATTGGCTGACCGATACCTGAGCCGCTAGGTGAATAATTACGTCAGCGTCTTTGGTTTCTTCCATAAACTCTGGACTAAATATATCTTTTCCATCCCGAATATCCCATCCAACAGCGTTTGGTAAAGCACGCATTAAGTGAGTGCCAATGAACCCACGACTACCTGTTACGACAATCTTCTTTTGTTTAGTTAATTTTTTTAGCATTTCATTTAGGGAGCCAAGTTTGGTTGTCATATGCCTCCATCTGGTCAAATTGCTTTACATACTCTGCTAATTCTGGATTGTGTTTTTGCATCTCTGGTGTAAATTCTTTTTTGTAACCCCAGTTATCACCGAAAGGATGGTAGGCTCTAAGCCTAGTGGTTCTACCTGTTTTCCAGCCATTAGTTTGCAACCTACTACAAATCCACCTTTCTTCGTTATTTCTTCCCGAACTTATTTTATGCTCCCAACCACCAGCTTGCCTTACCGCCTCGGTTCTCATTATTCTCATTACCGCCCCACACATATTTACTTCTTTTACATCCTCTGGATCTTTGGGGTCAAAACCAGCCGCTCCAATAAGAATATGAGGATGTAAACTGATAGCTCCATAATCTGGTCTATCATCCATAAATTGGATCATTTGGTTAAGCCAATCTGGATCTGTCTGCGGTACATAAATATCATTATCGGAAGTTATAAAATATTCGGATTCCGCTAATGCCAAGGCTATATTCCATGCAGAGTGTATGCCTACATTCTCCGATAATCCAACGTATAAATCCACCTCATCCTTAAATTCTTCATTTCCACCGTTGTCAATAATCGTCAGTTTGTATGGGGTTTTGGTGCGCTCTTTCAAATACTTAATTGTATTTGCAGTGAAATGTTGTCTTAGAAATGTGGTCAGGAATATGTCTATCATTCGACTCCTTGTTTGGGGTGCACGACATACAAAAATTCATCATCTATCGGTTTACTATGATATTTCCTTGTATACTTGTAAAAGAGAGCGTGGTCATTTCCCCAGGGGTTACCTAATTCTTTTATTATTTTGTTGGGCTCTGCTTCATGATCCACCATAAAAAATTGCCTTTGCTCAGGAAACTCTAATTGAAACCAAGCCGAAAAATCGTATGGACTTCCGATATATAAATCCCTAACACCACCGTAATTTATTTCTGTACAGTCTATATCCTTAATATGCGTAGAAGGATAAGCTCCCAAGTCATCATAAACACTCCTATGCCAAACAAACGTCCCATTAACTATATTTCCACCACCAAACACCTCATGGCCTACTTTTAATTTCTTGGGTCTAAAGGCACCTCTCAAAGCATTACCGCCATCTGCGTGAACATATCTGGCTCCGAAGTTAAACATTTTATACTTAGGCCACTTTCTAAAAAAGTAATCCACTCGTTCCAAATAGTGTGGTTCGTATTCATCATCAGAGTCTAGTAGGCAGAATATCTGTCCTTGAGCGTGCTTGAAGCCTTCATTCAAGGCCACTACTCGTTCATTATGAGGTACATTTACCACGTTCAGTCTTGGATAGGGCGGTATTTCAAAGTCTTGAGTGCTGCCATCATTGACTACGATATGCTCATAATCTCTAAAGGTTTGAGCCTCAACGCTATCTATAGCCCTTTTTAGACTCTCTTTCCTATAATTATTCCAAATATTTACTGGAGTTATTACACTTATTCGTAAATTAGCCATATTATAATTGATATTCTTGGCGTTGTCCGAGCCATCCTACAGTCCTCCAAAGTGAGTGTGGCGTTCCTGCATCTGACCAGAAACAACCTTCTAAATAATTAACCAACATTTCCCCCTTCTCCAAGTAAGCGTTATTTACATCAGTTATTTCTAACTCGCCTCTTTTTGACGGTTTCAAGGTTTGGATTATATCAAATACGTCTGGGGGATAAATATATAAACCAGTCACAGCCCACTCCGACTTTCCATCTTTAGGTTTTTCTACTATTATTCCTTCTGACAACACACCAAATCTTTCGGGATCAGGCACCTTTTTAACGAATATCTGAGCCCTAGTTTTATCTTCGTGTATACTTAACACTTCATTATCAAAAATATTGTCTCCTAAAATAACCATTAATGGTTCGTTACCCACAAAATCTTTAGCCAACCCCAAAGCCTGGGCTATACCACCAGCCTCCTTTTGAATCTTATAGGTAAGATTAACCCCGAACTCCGAACCATCACTCAAATATTCAGCAAAGCCCCCAATATGTTCACCGCCAGATACAATCAGAATATCTTCGACCCCAAACTTTTTTAGTGTTTCTAATGGATAAGTAATCATTGGAATATTTAATAATGGTATAAGGTGCTTATTTACTACCTTAGTAGCTGGCAATAACCTAGTTCCCTGACCACCCGCCAACAAAATTCCTTTCATGCTCCCCATTTCTCCTTGAATTTTTCTCTGCTTTCGTTCATCAAATCTGGTGTTTCTACCATTCCCGTGCTAGTACCCCCAATCACATGGTAGGTATTTACCTTTTTAGTACTGGCGTATTTTTTACCTGCTTCATCCATTCTTTTGAGAAAATCTAAATCTTCTAAATAAACAAAAAACTGCTCATCAAAAGTTCCAATTTCTCTAAAAAGGGATTTTCTAGCCAAAACGCAGGAAAAGTCCCGAAAATCACTAAAAGCCTCTCTAAAATCCCGGCCCTCCCAAAGTTTTGCCTTATCAGAAGCCTCCACAGCCCTAGAAAATGGTTCACCGTACATAGGGGTCGCCATAACTAGGTCAAGGTCTTGTAGAGCCTCCTGCAACCCCTCAAGCCAAGAGTCAAAAACCATAGTGTCATTATTAAGCAAGCAAACATATTCGCCACTACTAACTCTAATTGCTTGGTTCCAAGCAGCGGCTATTCCTTTATTTTCCTCATTTTGGATAACTTTATCCGCTTTATAATCGGATAATCTTTGAGGCTTTATCGGAGAACCATTGTCGACAAGAATAATTTCATAAGGTAATTTTGTGTGTTCCCTTACCGAACCTATGCAATTACCTGTGTAATGAAACAAAGGATAGTTGAGGTTATGGCAAAGGATAATTATTGAAGTTAATCCTGCGACTTCGCTAGGGTTATCAGCAACATTTTGTTGGCTATCAACAGTAGTCCACGTTTCTTGGGTGCTAGTTTCCGTATCCTGCATTTATCCTCCTTACAGTTTCTAATAATTCACTTTTACTAAAATTAGCAAATGCTTCTAGGTCTTTGGGCAAACATTTACCACCTGCACCTTTGTGGCCTTTATGACCTACGTAAAAGTGGTGCTGGCTTCCCCAGGGGTGTTCCAGCAACCTATCTCTAATATAGGTGTAATTTGCACCTATTTTCTGCGCAATATCATTCATCTCCTCGGCAAAGACCACTTTCAAAGCAAAAAAGCTGTTAAAAACATATTTAGTCATTTCGGCAGTTATTGTATCCGTCATTTTAGGTTGAAGGTATTTATACCTAGCATCATAAATAGCTTTTACCTCATTACCGTAGTTTGGACTATCAGCTCCAATTACTACCATTGAGGGTCTTTTGGCATCTAGTTCCCATCGGCTTTCGGTAAGAAATTCTGGGTTGGAAACTACCCTATCCATATTCATATTTTCCATAATGGCTCTGGCAGTTCCTGGAATTACTGTGGAGCGGATAATGTAGAGGGGATTCGCCCTTATCCCCTCAATTTGCTTTATAGTGTCCCTGATTGCCCCTGTATCACAGGTACCTTCCTTGGTAGGCGTGGGCAAACAGAGAAAAACGTAGCGGCAATTTGCAGCATCATTTAAGGTTATATTGCTATCTCCGTTTATATCAAAATGTTTGGTTATTCCAAAAGCTAGGGCGGTGGCACGTCCTACGACTCCAAATCCGATTATGCAAGAATTGTCCATATTTAGTAAAGTAGAGGCTCAAGCTCTTTCTTGAAAATTGTATCGAGGTTTCTTTCTTTTCTTAATTTCGTAGCTAGAGCCATCTCTGGATGTTGTAATCTGGCCGATATCGCACCTGCTGTACCGTAGTGATAATCTTTTTCATATTTCTTTCTTTCTTCATCAGATACATTCTGAGGCCCGTAAGCGGTATTGGTATTGCCATCCATAGCGTTCATTATGTCTATATTGCTCGAATACTTCCTAAATATGGCGTTTTCACCAAATATATCTCTAAATGGCGGAAAGTCAAAGTTAAGTACCACTACCTGTTTAGTCAATCCCGCCTCTTGGGTAATAAGAGAATAGCTTTCACTAGCCGAAGGCATAATAAATACATTGGAAAGAAGCTGGAAATCTCTTACCACACTTTGAGGCACTTCTACCTTCCAATTCTCGTTTTCTTCGCTGGTAAAGGTAATTTCGTTGCTGTTTAGGCCATAATCTATGGCTATCTGTTTTAGTTCTTCCCGATAAGTAATCTTATCCCCACCTGTAGAGTGGAAATCAATTATTATTACTCTTACCGATAGGTCAAAGTCTTTCAGTTTAGCCATTGTTTTGATAACATACTGAACCTGTTTACCTCTATCCAGCCTTATTGGATAAGTAGTAATAGCGTCTGCTGAGAGTATCTTTTTCCTATCAACCACCTCTTGTACTTCTTTACTTATACCTAAAAATCCGCAAACATCAGTTGGGTGATGGACTACTTTCACCAGTGCATCACTTACCCCAAAGTTCTCGGCTATTCTGGGTATTGAATAATGATTAAAGAAAACATAGTAGGAGTTGGGGAAGGGTTTTTGGACTAAATCAGTATATTCGCTACCAAAATCACGCAACGCTCCTAAAGTAACAGGAGAAGTAGCCGAGTGTATCCAATGCAGCCATCTGACGTTTTTCTTGGCTGCGATTCTTCTTGAAGCAAAGTTATGTTTAAGGTGGGCTGGCTGATAAATAATATCGTGGGTCAGTACTACGCTACCGTCAGTAATTATCTCATCCAGCCTTCTTTCAATATTAGCCACATCTTCATCAAAACTGGGGTCTTTTTTTATCTCATTATGACAAGGAACTAGGGGTATCTTTTCTATAGTTACATCTGGGTGGGCATACATCTGGTCTGGCTGGAAACTTTCCTGGACAATAACAGTAACTTTATACCCGTTACGGGTAAACATCTTTATTTGGTCTTGGACTACTCTATTAAGACTGTAGGCTTCGCTAATTTCTGAAAATGCGGTAAATAAAATGATTTTCTTGGAGTCAGTACCTTCCATCACTATCAATCTAACAAACTATTGCTTATCTGTCAATGTCCTATAATACTAATCGTACACTATAAATGCTTCTCCATTAAAGGGGGCTCCTTGCTCTAGTTCTACATAAAGTCCCCTTGTCATATTTATTGGCCTAGCAGGAGTAAAACAGGTGCTTTCACCTGTATTAGCAGCCACCACAAAAGCGTCTGCCGAAGGAGCAGGTTCAGCCGCACCATTAGCCGAGTCATATACTCTTACCGCTGCAGCCGAACCACCAGCAGTAATTACAACAGCAATCACCTCTATGCCACCCGCAGTTGAAAGTTGTTTGCTGGTTTCGTTGCTGGTTAGAGTATATTTATATCTGGCTCTGCTAGGTTTGTTTATCATAGATTAAAAATGACCTGGCTTTCTCTTAAAGGAACTCATAAATTCATCATCAGTCTGTAAACCTTCGCCATACCAAGGAATCCCATCTCTATCGGTTCCTTCTCCTTGGGGTATCCCGTCAGGGTCAACTAGTCTGGCCGCCTTTTCTCTATCAGAAAATTCCTGTGGAGTAATGAACTCCTGGCCTTCTTCTGCTTTTGGTTCTTCAGTATGCTGTTTCTCGTGTTGTATCACCGCCACTTTATAGTCGTTAGCATAATCTCCATACTTACAAGTAAATTTACCTTCCAGTTTCACTTCTTCCAACCAAGGGTAAGTCTGTTGCAATCTATTAGCCACAGGGTTATCGAAAGTTTTAGTTTCCCCTAAACCAAGAGCGTACATTTTCTTCTGGAATAAAAAGTCTTTTATTGGTGCTCCTTTTTCCTTCGAGTTAGTTAATGTAATCATAATTCTCCTATAAAGTAGTAGTTGTGCTGGTAGTAGTACTAGTAGATGTCGAGGTACTAGTAGAGCTACTGGTACTGGTAGTCGTTGTACTGGTACTCGTAGTAGTCGTGGAAGTTGATGTACTGGTAGTCGTCGTTACATCCCCAAATACCCACTGTGTACCGTTATAAACTACCCACTGGTTAGTATCATTTTTGAAAAAGAAATCACCCTCCAACGGTTCGGCTGGAAAGGTTGTCTGGACTCTTCTTTTGCTTTCAAATGAACTAAATCTAGTCATAATTTACCCCGTAGTCGAAGTACTAGTACTGGTTGATGTACTGGTAGTAGTACTTGTACTTGTAGTAGTAGTACTAGTACTCGTACTCGTACTTGTTGTCGTACTTGTGCTAGTACTCGTAGTGCTAAAAACATAAACCAACCAGTTATTACCCGAATATCTAGCCCAAGCGTTAGTACTGGTATTGAAATACTCATCACCAGATATTGGCCCGGTCGGGTCGCTTGTCGCTGTTCGTATTCTTCCCTTTAGATTGCTTAAATGTGTGTCAGCCATAGTTTATCCTTATATAGTCGTAGTAGTACTTGTACTAGTAGTCGTGGTACTGGTGCTAGTCGTAGTCGTACTGGTGCTGCTACTGGTGCTGGTTGTACTGGTGCTAGTCGTAGTCGTACTGGTGCTGCTACTGGTGCTGGTTGTACTCGTGCTTGTTGTTGATGTACTGGTAGTCGTTGTCGACGTTGACGTTGTGCTAGACTGCGCAAACGCCAAACCTCGCCATTGAACACCATCCCATCTCATCCAAGTATTCTGGGTAGTATTGTAGTATTCATCCCCCACGTCAGGGCTGCTTGGGTTTCCTGTTCCTGTTTTTAGATGTCCTCTTAAACTTGATACTTTAGTTGTTGGCATAAAACTCCTGACTTAACGGTTCTGGACAAGGGGGCCGAGTAAGCCCCCTTCGCCCAATTAGTTACTAGCCACTGTAGGCTGCCCCATCCCCTTGTGAGCCCCAGATACCTCGCCAATCAGACCAACCACGAGAAAATCGTTGTCGGCTCTTAAATAGCGCCATATCGGTGTCAAAGGAATCGTCCTGTTTGAATTCTGGCTTTATTCTGTCAAACCAATTTAGCTCATGAACACTTGAATCAATCAAGAACCAATGAGTTGCGTTTCGATCCATGTAGATCCAATCGATTATCTTTAGCTTTCCCTGATAAACATTAGCGTCATTGTCCGCTGTACCAGGTCGGGAAGGCGTATCAACTAGGATATGGGCTTCCTTTGCTAAATCGATAGGAACTAACAATGTATCGGGCATTATATCGATTCTTTGCCCTTTGTCATCAAGCTGGTTTCTCGCTGCAAGCAAACCAGTTTCCAAGTTTTCCTCGGTAAGAGTTATACCTGTAGCTGATGCATTGCTTTGAGAAGCACCACCATCGCTTCTTGGGTGAACAGTAGAAGCGAGCTCTTGCCCATCACCACCAAGATAAGAGCTGTTGAAGGCTCGGTTTAATACCTGAGCAGCTTCTCGTTCTCTAGTTCTTCTAGCACTTCGTGCTAAAGCGGCTGGTTTCTTGTTGATAACATTGTAAAGGTCGTCTTCCCACATTTCTCGGCTGACCTTAAAGCCTTTGGTGTACTTGAGATGGGTGTACACCGTGTCATACATCTGGACTGGGTCTTCGTAATCAATCGGTGCGCCTTCTGCGGTTTGCTGCATGTAGCCAAACCCAGTTACACCACTGTCACGCTCATCCTGTTTTCCTGATGTATTTACGTGGAATATTGAGTTAAGAACCTGCGGAACCTCGTTATATCGGTCATCAAAGATTTCCCGAAATCCAGGCTCAAGCAGGTCACCGAAATCTGATCTATAAGTTGCCATATTTCTTTACCTCCTTAAGCTGCGACTTTAGCGTTACCTTGGTCAACGCCAACCGCAAGTTCCCCTTCTGCGATTCTAAATAATCCTTTGGAGAGATCGCCGTCTCCATCGGGGTCTAGCTGTACTAGCTGAAACTGTCCGTTGCTATCAGAAGCAGATGTATTATCAATTTGGCCTGAAGCGGCCACTACGTCAAAACATTGAAGTAGGTTCGTTCGAGCCAAATCCCCATCTGCATCGTTGTACCAAAGGACATCTCCTGATGGGTCACAAGCAACCGCCCCCGAAACGAAAGTTTGTCTCGTTTGGTTGTCTGAAGCGGTAGCTGCTTGGTCATCCTCAGTTAGAGTCGCCCCAGTTGTGGGTGCTCCGAAGGCGAACAAGTTTAACCCATCATTCTCACTATCCCCGCCATAAAGACCGACAAGAACACCAAGAACTGGGTTTCCTGCTGCTGCCCGTACCAAGAACCCACCTGTATTTAGTCTAACTGCATCACCAATTTTTAGGGTTGAACTATTAGCAACCCTAAAGTTGACGGCAGCGGGTTCATCTTTCCCAGAAAGGGACTTTCTGAACCTGAATCCTGTACTTGCACTATATGCCATATTTTTAGTCTCCTTTTGCTATATCTTCAGCAATTTGTTTTTTTCTTTCTAAGTATTTATCTTCGCTTATCTTCATCTTCCTAGCTGTTTCCCGTTCTGATGGTGTCAAACTCAAATCAGAAGTAGATCCGCTAGAAGAAGGTATAGACCCGATTGCTGCTCCTTCGTTTTCCCTACTTTGCGTCAATGCCTTTAACTTCTCTTTTTCTATCAGTTCATCCCGATTAGCTAAAAAGAACGCATTTTCCAAGTACTTAGGCAACCGTGCCAAAGAAACACCGTTAAGTATTTCCTGATAAGTTTTGGTTCCACCTGGATCTAGCATTTCTGCCAGGGCGGTTCCAAGTTTAGTGTGCGCTTCTCGACGTTTGGTTGGGTCTAGGCCATCAAGGCCATATTTCCTCTCAAACTGATCGATAATTTGTGCCTCCAAAGCTCTCCTAGTGTCTGTATCAACAGGACTAGGTGTTTGGGGACTGCCCTCCACATTAGTTTGGGTTTGGCCGTTTTCGACAGGGACTCCTCTTTGCTCTTTGATTTTTTTATCAACAGCGTTATAGACATCCTGATCGGCCCAGATAGCTTGTAAAACAACGTCCATCTGTTCCCTAAACTTTCTTAGTTCTCCAAGTTCGTTTGAGGAATCACCCAGTTTCTTTTCTAGCTCAGAATAAGCCTTAGCTAGTTCTTCTGGGCTTTTTCCAGCGAACTTGTTTTCTGAAGGTGCTACCTGTTTATCAGTTGCTTGTCCAGTATCAGGCGTTACTGGGGCCTTTGGTTCCTCAGGTTGTCCACTTTGTGGGGCCTGATTAGTTTCATCTAACACTTTGGGCTCCTTTCCAGAGTTGTCCAAAAAAATAAGGCACTCGAAAAATCGAGTACCTTCCTATTTATAATGTATTATCTAAATTATGAACTATGCTAACTCAAGTTGTCAAGCTATCGTTTCTTTTTAGTTCTAGTTGGTCGTTTTCCAGAGGCCACCAATCCCATAAACCTGCGTTGTTTGGATGTCAGTTTATGACCTCGAACTTCTTTATCGTGCAAAATCTTCTTAGCTTTCGATTTACTTAGACTTTTAGCCATTATTTCTTCTTTTTTTTCTTAGGTTTTTTATGTCCAGGACTAGATTCGTAGTCCCTCCTACCCGATTTGTGGGGCATTTACACTACCTCCTACACCACCCTCTATCGGCTGCTCTGGCGGTAAACCACCACCTAAGCCAGTCGCAGGACTTTGAGATGTTAATAATCCAATTAAAAGAGCATCCAATCCCATCCCAAGTAAGTCTTTTAGGGTAATTGCTCCAAGAGGCGGAACTTGGGCTGCTTCTGGAGCAGGTAAACCACCTTGAGCTTGGGGAATTCCACCTAAATCGCCTCCAGCCAAACCTTGATCGGGATTAAATTGTTCTAAACTAGAAGGGCCTTGCTGAGGGATACCTAAATCGGGTGCTACTGGAGGTTGGCCAAAATCTGGAGGCAGAGCGCCGCCAACTGCTCCCTGTTGAGGGGCGAATTGCTCGGTAAGAGTATTTTTTATGTTGTCTAAAAAGTCAAATTGAGGCATATTATTCGTTTTTTAATCTCTTTTCTAATTCTACCACGCTACCAGTAATTATGTAAACTAACTCTGTCAAAGAAGCAACCTTTCCCCTAGAGTGGGACTTCTCTATTGCTAATGCTTGGGGGTCATTTTCTTTAAAATTGAAGAAATACTCCTTCTCATCGTCAATCATCCGCCTTACAAAGTCCTTAAACTTACCAAAATCCTTGTTTTTGCCTAAATTTGCAAAGAATTGGAGTTCTTCAATGCTCATATCGTCAATCATTTTGCGTATTTTAGGAGAAACCCGTATTTTTTCCATTAAATAGAACTTGGTACTTGGCCACCACCCTGAATTAACGCTGGAATCGTATCTTGTATCTGTTGGTTGCCTCCTGATTGGTCACCAACTAGCTTAGTCCTTCCCGCCTCCGGGCTTTGCTGGTCTTGCGGTCTGGGCGGCAAGGTTCCTTCGGCAGTGGTTCCAGCTTGGTTCCTTCCTGTTTGGGCTATCAATTCACCAATTACGTGGTCAATAAACATTATAATAATAGTGGATTCGTTTGGTAACGCCTGAAATACATCAGAATTCATAAATTCAGCGTGTAATTGGGTATGAGCGGGGCTGGCGTAGGGCGTCGGTGGAACATTTTGCCCCTTCATCATCAATTCGTTTTCTCTCATGGCCAGTTCTACCTCTTGTTGAAGCCTAGCCTCGGGAACATCCTGCTGAACCTCTTTTTCTATCTTGTAATCGTCTGGATTAAGATCGTTTACTTTTAATAACTGGTCGCCAAGTTTCACTGGATCAAAACCTACACCAGCTATCGCCAACTGGATTAACCTGTCATACATCTCCGTAACTTTACTTTGCATAAGGGGCTTGGAAATTGGTAGGCTGCTTCCCGCTGCAAATTTTATATCATAACCACCCCTAGCTACTGGAATAAAGTACTCTGGTTTTAATCGGAAAAAGCTGTTACCGTTTATCGGTCTTTCAATCGGATTTCCGACCTCGTCAAACTGGAGTTCTTTGTTTTCTAGTCGTATTTCCTTAAATTCTTTTTTGAAAGGTTCCCCTTCAATAACCTCCACCATTCCCTGCTGGGCTAACTTGGCAACTTCGGCCTTAAATTCTTGAGTACCTTTTTGGCCAACTATTTTCTCCAGCCTTGGCTGGGAATAAAACTGAATTATATTGGCTACTCTTAGCCTCGCTATCCTGACCAAAAATTCTCTCTCCAACAGCCTCATCTTCAGTCTTATTCTTTTAAGAGCGCTTTCCTTTAAAATAGCCGCTTCAGTGGCGGTTCCTGGCGTTGGTAGAGAAGCGCTTCTTGGGTCGATCCCAGTTGAAATGGTGGCGTCGTCGCCAAGAAGTTTTATACTCATTTCTACGCTTCTGGGTATATCACCGTATTCTATCGGTACGGCGTCATTAGGATTATCGCTAGGGATCATCCCGTGAGGCCTGGCAATTAAATCTTCATCGTTCAAACCAAGGTTATTGCTGACCAAAAACATCTTGTCTATATCAAGGTGGTTTCGGTCAATTACCATTCTTCTAAGAGTGTTGATTTCGTCTTGGGTTGATTCAAGTATTTCGGCCTCCCCCTTGCCATAAAAACTGTGAGGTCTTTTTACGTCAACTACCCTTGCAAATGGGAGCTGTTTGTGACGGTAAATATTAGGGCCATTTCTTATCACCACATCATTGGCCACGATCATCAAGGTGTCGTCTGGTTTTTTGGCCCAGTACCAAAGCACCTCGACCTCTTTGCTGTGATCTATTCCTTGCGGTGGTTTGTAAAACTCGTAATACTCGGTATCACCACCTGGCTTTACATATTTTGCATTATCTAGCGGATTCCAAACATCTCCGTTAAAGAAAATATTGAAATCGTCAATATTCATTATGTAGCGACGGATACAATCTCTTGCTGCGTAAGGGCCATCAAAGCCTCTGGCTTTCTCGTCAATGTAAAAATCATTTAACTTGACTGTTTCCATATAACAGTCGTCATAATCGAAGACTTCTTCCTCAACAAACTCCTCTTTACCTTTCTTATTTAACTGCAGGTGCCTAACCAACCGCCTGTCTTTGAGGTAGTATTCCTGGGCAATACCAGTTCCGTAAATAAGGGCGTCTTTTTCCACGTTATAGAGTTCGCTGTCGCCGTCGGCAACATCCCAAGTGTATTTGAATATATGGCTCATTACGGTAGCCTTATGCTGGTCTTCGCTACTTCTAGGTAAAATTAGAGGCTGGGGGGTCTGGTCAATAATTTCCGCTAATGCTGTTTCTACAACAGCAGTGGTCAGGGGAACATAGTGATTACTCTGCCAATCATTACCCTTTTCCCGTTCTTTCCTTTGGGCCTCCCATTGCTTAGCGGCTTTATCCCACTTTCTCTCCGCCTCGATTCTATCGGAAGAATCTTTCATGTTTTGGTAGCGGGTATAAACCCGTTCCAAAGCCTCCGCTTCTTTATCGGTTGGTTTATATTCCGAACGAATTTTTGGTTTTTTATCTATTGCCATTTAGTTAATATAAGTAGCGGCCAGCGAAATACTCCTTTTTCTCTCTTGGCCTAGCTAAAAGAGCCAGCGAATAGGAAAGGGCGTCTATAACATCGTCGTGTTGTCCCCTGGGAAATCGCAGAAGCTCATCCTCCAAATATTGGTTGTTCGGCATCTGTTTCCAGTGGAAAACCTTCCCCGCCGCATAAAGGGGTTGGAAAGCCTGGATACGCTGATCTTTGCTTCGCCCACCTGGCCTAACTTCTTGTATCGGCAGGTAACGCCCTCTCCTAACCGCTTCCTCTCTTATTGAATAAGCCAAAGCCTTTTGGTAAGCCACGTCTTCGATTCCAATTCGATTGGGGTGCCAACGCTCTGTTAGTTTAAACAACTCGTTAATAATTTCTGTCGGTTTATACTTGGCCCTGACCACTTCTCTTAAGAATATATTACCATATTGGTCGATTGATGTAACTACAATAGCCGTATAATCAGCTTGTTTTTCCATTGAAATGGCGGGATCGACAGTTATGTAGGTATGAAATAGCTTGCCTGGAACGTCAGCTGGCTCGTAATAGTGAAACCATTCTTTTTTGAAAGTAGCATCCTCGGAGGGCACGGCCTCATTAAGATACTGGGTGCTAAATTCGTAGGGCCCCTTCTCTCTATACCTGGTTAGAAGTTCTTTCTGATCGAATTTCTCAGGCCAAAGAAAACTTTTCAGCCCCTCACCAGTACTTAAAGCGGTTTCTATCGGCCCCTCCCATTCAAACGCCCGTTTTAACATCACGTCGTAGCTACTAATTACGTGATTGTCTTTGTCCATTATCCAAGAATATAAATCACCGTCAGTCCACTTTGTACCCACAACAATCATTTGCCCTCCTGGGTCAAGAAGGTCAAGCGAGTCTTTATAACGAAGAATAACTTTATCAATCTGGTCACGGGTTCCAATATTTTCCCTCTCCACTAAATCGTCATGGATAATTAAATCGTAATGCTGACCTGTTTTTGTAGTTTCTACGCCCCAACCCGTAACCGTTGGCTCCTTACCTTTTTGACCTGTTTTTGATTGTCTTAAAGTAACTCGGTTCTCACTCCATTCTTCGGGATCCTTAGCCAAATCCCCAAAAATTCTCTTAAAGTCCTCGTTTTCTGCCAGGTGCCGTTTAATAGCCCTGACGAAGTCGGCGGCGGTTTGGTAAGTGGCGTTCTGGATTAGAATACGGACAGCAGGATTGTTAGCGATTCTGTAAAGAGAGTAACCGACAGTGAGTAAAGTACTTTTTAAATGGCCTCTGGGAACCAGAATTAGTTTTTTCTTGGATATATTGTCAGTAACAAAGTGGCAAAGATCCTTGTGGAAAGACGACAGGGGAACTTTCCCATCACCATCTTCAGCCTTGAGAATGTATTTATTGAAAATGAACAAGTCTTTAGCGGCCTTCTCCTTAAGAAGGGAGTCTTGCAGGGCCTTTTCCTGTTCGATTTGGGCTATAGCCAATCTAAGATTTTCGTTCATCAATAAAAGTTTTCACTTCTTGTTCTTTTTTCCAGTTATTTACCGCTATCCAACCACTTTCCATAAACTGTTCAATAGCCTTAAAGTCAAATTCTGGTATGTGGCTTGGTTTAAACGCTCTGGCGAACTTTCTTTTATCTGGCGAATAAAGAACAAATACCAACCCTTTGTCCTCTATGAAGGTATGGCTTGTCCACCCTTGAGGAAATTCTTCTTCCGCTGCTGCCTTAGACAGAATATCGGCTAAGGCTCGCCAGTAATCGGCAATTCTAAATCTATTCTTTCCCTCTAAGGTTTCTAAGGTGTCACCAACAACTCGCTTGGTTTCCTTATCAGCCTCTTTTCCCTTTTCTTTGACCCACTTAGACGCTTTAACTTCAGATTCTTGACCTAAAACATCAATTTCTTCTTCAAGTTCAGCCGCCGTTTTTTTACTTTGTTTTTCGGCTTCTAATTTAGTTAAACCGTTTAAAGAAACTTTCTTTTCTTTCACCCCTAAAGTATATCATACAAACTTTTTTCTTTTCTTTTTAGTAGTTTTTCTTTTCTTTTTGCTTAATTATTAACCTTAAAGGGTTTACCCTCTTGCACGAAAGGTCTTTAGACCTTGAGTGAATTTTGAAGAGGGGTGGTGGGGAGAAACTTTTACCGCAAATTTCCCATAGGGGTTGACATTGCTACTTGGATTGTATATTATGGCATTAGAAAACCACCGTTTTTAATGTACGAAAACGGGACAGAAAAAAATATTGTGTTTTGCAAAACTACTTAAAACCACTCTAACAACCGAGTGGTTTTTTGTCAAGTATTCTTCTTGAACATACATTTCTTACAAAGACGTTTCATCATTCCGTGTTCACACCTCTTCGGTTCTACATCGTAATTTTCTTTTATGTATCGGGTAGTCTCCTTAAGGACTTCTTTTTTCAAATGAAACATCACCTTGTGAGAGTTACTACAAAACACTTTCCTATCCAATTCTTTATCACAGAAGCTACAATTAACCATTAGTTAATATATTAACGATAAGTTAATAATAAATCAAGGTTTATTTAACGATTAGTAAAATACCCCCTAGAAATTATTCTGCGCTGCGTTTAGCTTTTGAGTCCCCTTCGTAAATAAAAAAAGTTTTAGAAATTTATGTCTTATTTAATATTTGCTTATACAGTACTATTTAAATATGAAAGGGGTGCTATGGGGGTTCGTACCTGTAGCCTTAGTTTATACCTATGACTGGGTATAATAAGAGTTATACTCTATACTTTAGCTTCAAACCTGAGTATCTATTATATATAGGCTGTTATTCTATGTCCTTGAGGAGCTTCTCTGTAGCCTCTCTAGTCTTCCTTAGCTCTGATATTATCTCCTTATATGATAGGTTCTCATATGGATTTATATTTACATTAAGATTGGCCCTCTTTTGAGTAGGATAATAATCAAAGACTTTAATCATAGTTTCTAGCCCTCTCAAAGCGTCAGCAGCAGTTGGTTTCTCTTCTACTCCCTTCTCTATTACTTTATTCAGTTTACTAGCTATATAATCACTGTCATAGCCTAGTTTTCTAAATACCACTTCAAGCTCATTCTTTATTTCTGGTTTAGATAAATTATCGTAGGCTATATTTCTAGCATTATTTCTACTTTTAGTATTGTAAGATAATAAAGCAGCGTCGGTCGCACTACCGAGTGTTGCATATTCTTTGACAAAGTGTCGTTGTTTTGGAGTTAGTTTTGCACGTATTCTTGGCATATCCTTATTCTACCATATTTAGATGTTTACACTAAATGAGTAGTGAAGCGTTTATATCGAACATAGTGAGATGATACACTTAATATATAAGGAGTTTGACAATACGTGGTTCTTGTGTTATACTATGTTTACTAGGTTGAAATAGTTTACTCAGAACGAGGTGAAGAATACTTTAAAAATCATTTGTCTTTTAATTCCCAGGCTGAAGCCTCTTGGAGACACACCAAGTATAATGGTATAAGCCTAAGCCTGTCACTTAGGCAGTTAAGCCTGGCGATTAGATGAGAAAGGGTATATGTTAGAGAAACAGAAGAAATACCTACGAGAGTACAGTTACAGACAACATTTCGGTGGGTTTCGGGAAATAGCCATCCAACGAGATAAGCAGTGTTGCGTTAGATGCGGAATGACAAGAAAACAGCACCAAGCTAAATGGGGTAGAGATATTACAGTCGATCATATTGATGGACGAGGTAGGTATTCTACAGAAAAAAATCATCATTTGGACAACTTACAAACTATGTGTGTTAAATGTCACGCCAAAAAGGATAGGCTGCAAACTAGAGAAAGGATGAGATTGGCAGATTCTGGAATTAGAGGGGTAAGACAAATTGGCAAAAAATGGCGTGCCGAGATCAGAGTAAATAGTAAAACTGTACATTTGGGTTACTGGAAATCTAAATTAGCGGCAGCGTTGGTGTATAAACTGGCTTTTAGACGCTATCATATCTGGGGATAAAATATATGAAAGATTATTCAAATCAAGATCACTTAATAAACCCGCCAATAGAAACTTTTAAAGATTTAAAGTCTTGGGTTAAAAGAAACAGGCTTATTGTTATTACTGGATTAGTTCTATTTATTATATTTATATTACTGCTCAGTTCCATAAACGGAAATATTTGCATGGAATATCAGCAAGGGCGTGGTTGTATATGAAACATCGAAAACAGAAACTAACGCTGGCAGAAACTTATGAAGAACTCTACGAGGAGTGGATGGACACGTTTCATGGTTCTACCAATGATGAAAGGCAATCTCTTAGAGAGGCGGCTTTGCACGTATATTTAGGAAGAACCGAACGAAGCAGAATAAAATGAAACCATTGATATTATTCCTTAGTTTATCTATAGCAATTACTTATATATTACTTTGGATTTTGCTTGGTTTGTTTGTATGAAAAAGATAATTCTTGACCTTTGTGGTGGTACAGGAGCTTGGTCAGCACCTTACAAAGAAGCTGGGTATGAGGTAATAAATGTTACCTTGCCTGACCACGATGTTATGGATATAGAGTTTACCGATAGACAGTTAATAATAAACGGGAGAGGTCAGTTAATTTATTTCACAAAAGATATTTACGGAATTTTAGCAGCCCCGCCTTGCACAATGTTTAGTTTAGCTAGAACTAGAGCAAAAAAGCCAAGAGATTTTAACGAGGGTATGATATTAGTTGAAAAATGTTTAGAAATAATTTGGGAGGTTCGTAAACGTACGGAATTAAAGTTTTGGGCTTTAGAGAATCCAACAGGTTATCTCCGGCAATTTCTAGGTAAGCCACCTTTTACTTTCCACCCGACAGACTTTGGTGAAAGATATACAAAGAGAACTGACCTTTGGGGTTACTATAATATCCCGACAAAAAGACCAATAAAATTAACAGCAGAGGAGCAGAAACTTATGTCAACCAATAGTAGAAAACTACCGAGTATCAGCGATTTAACAGGTAGTAAGCAAGCCGACAAAAGAGCAATCACACCAAGAGGCTTTGCAGAGGCTTTTTATAAGGCAAATAAGTAGCACTTTTCGTTTGAAGGGGGGTGATAAATAAAATGAATTTGCCAAAGAGAGAGAAAGTATTGTCTTGGGCTATAAACTTGGCTCTTGTCGGTATATTGGCTTTTATTGCTTACAGTACCTTTAAGACTCAAGACGTGATGCTCATAGACAAGGAAGCTAGAGAGGCTGTAGAGTTCTGTGAAGATAAGATTGAGGTTTGCAGTGAGGCCAAGAGGACTTATGAAGGCAATGTAAAGAAACCTTTATTTAAAGTTCTTCCAGAAGAAATTGGCCCCATGCCATAAGGAAGTTAGGAGAGAGATAACGAAACAAGCAGGTTAGATTATTATTACTCTTGATACCTAACCTGTTTGTTCCGGCACGCTGGTTCCGATTAAATATCGGGACTGGCTGTCAGGTATTGATGTACTTGACATTATAGATTATAATAGGACTTGATAAAATGAAGAAAATGATCCTTAAACCAATGTGCCATGATTGTATAGCCGCACCAATAAGTAGTAACTATAAATATTCAACTAAAAGTAGATGTCAATGTTCGTGCCATAAAAATAAACAGAAATAAAATGAACTTACTAACGATACAAGAAACCGCCGACTTTTTAAGAGTTCACCATGAAACAGTTCGTAGGTGGGTACGTGAAGGGAAATTAAAGATTGTCAGGATAAACAAAGAACCACGGATAGACAAAGACTATTTATTAGAGGAGTTTATTAAGGAGGAAAAGTGAGTAAATACACACTACCAATTATAGATACTGCCAAATATGCAGAACTACAAACTAAAATGAGGGAAATTCCTTTGTTCCGTAAAAGTGTAGAGCAAAAGGCTAAAGAGGCTGCCGAGCAGATATTCTACTTTGAAACAATCAACCTCCCAAAAAAGGAAAAGCAGGAGTTAAATCAATATGCCCAGCTTATTGAGATTATGCTTATTAAAGCCTTTAGTAACGGAGCAGTTTTAGGTAAGTACATACAGGAGGTTGAAGATGGAAAATAATGACGGCGAAAAGATATTGGAAACTATTGCCAGTATTAACAGACAGCTTCAAGACGGCAAGTTTGCCGAGCCTTGGGAAGGCGTGGAAGTTATGAGCAAGCTACTTAAAAGATACAATAATTATTTAAAACAGTATAATAAAGAAAAGGAGTTTAATTAATGACTGTATATTGCAAGGTTC